CAGTTATGCTTTGATGTATAATGCCGTGTCTTTCTAAAACACGCATATCGTAGAAGTGATTATGTGCTACTAGATACCCTGTGGAATATCCGTTTACAACTTCTTGAAATGTATCTTTCGAATCTATGAATGTAGGCTTATCTACAACCATCGCTGGCGTAATATAACAAATAGACTGTACTTTCGGGGGAATAGGGCGCTCGATGGTATCGTGCAGCTCTTGGAAAATTGTCCAATCATTATTGTCGCGGATTACAAATCCTGATTCAATAATTTCGGCAATTTTATAATCATCGGAGTTAGTCTCTGTATCCAATACAAGACAACTCTGTAAAAAATCTTCTCTATGTGACATAAGAAACTCTCCAGTAAATATAAGTGTAACACTTACTTACTGGAGAGTCAAATTTTCGGATAACAATAAAGGATTAATAGCCCTTCATATCACCTAATTTAGAGAAACGCTTCATCCATGCAAGCACTTCTTGATCGGCTGTGTCAGTAGCTTCGTCGACTTTTTCCTTTTCTTCTTCCTTGGCGTCGTCTTTTGCTTCTGGCTCATCTTTCTTAGCATCTTTGTCTTTGAGCCAAGGTGGGAGATCTCCCTTCTTTTCGCCCAGTGTAACCATACCTAGAACAGGTGCAGCTGATTCTACTAACTTGTCGTATTTCTTTAAACTTGCGAGCATTGCTGCTACATCTTTATCTACATTTTCCATTTGAGGATTTCCTTGTGGTTGTTCATTGCCGAGCTGTGGCTGTTGTGGTGCCTGTGCCTGTGGTTGTTCTGCGCCCTGCTCAGCTTCAGCTTCGGCTTTAGATTTTGGGCGAACTTCGTCTGTAAAATATCCCTTATTTAGGAATACTTCTAATTTCTTAATCTCGTCATCTATTTCGTAAGTCTTTATCTTATAATCCTTTGCTTGTAAAGTTGGATCTCCCGACATATCTTTAAAGGCTTGTGACATTTTTTCTTTATTTGCTTTTAGTGCTTTCGCAAGGTCTGTATAAAGATAAGGAAATTTCTTTGCAATTGCTGCGGCAGGAGCAGGTTGATCAGTTGCATTCATAAAAGCAGGGGTGCCAGCATCGAATTGAAACTTTTCTGTATCGCTAAGTTCTTTCTTACCGTCTTCGTCTTTTACATTGATAAACTTACCTTCCTTATCTTGCTGTTTTGCATAAGGAAACATCTGAAATAGCATAGCTCTATCACTATACTTGTGATACCAAGTATCCGAAGTTGAATTGGCTGTACACCATTGTGTACCTAACCCAAGCAAACATCCTGCAGCACGGTTAAGTGTTGTATATACGCGATAATCATCGTTATCGATAAGTTTGATGCTCTTGGCCATTTTATTTCTGGCTGCATTCTTAGCTGCATCTCTAACCTTATCTAACTTATCTTTATAATGTGTAGTCATGTAATGACCGATATCGCGTACACTATTAAACTTTGGAATATCTGTATGGTTTGCATCGAGCATATTTCTATTCTTTAAGATATAGAAATCGCGCATGTTCATATTCATAACACCAGTTAAGTCTTCCCAGCTATGACTTCCTGCAATATAGCGTCTTGCAATCCATTCGCTGTTTACGCCGTCACGGGAATAAATTGTTCCTTCGTACCCTTCGCGCTCGATATTATCAATATTTTCTAAGAACCATTGTGCAAGTTGCTCATCTGGTGCCTTTTGAAATGTCCTTGCTGCATTAGGTGGAAAAGCGGGCGGATTTGTTCTTGCATCATCGCGTATTGCATCGGCAAGATCTGCAACCATAGCTTTATTGTTCATGACGCGCTGACTACCCTTTGTTAGGGTAGCAGCTTCCATCAATATTGCTTCAATGAGTAAGTCTAAACGATCCATTATGTCAATGCAACGAGTGTATCTCTTAGTCCGTCAAGAACTGGCTTCAATGCTGTAGCATTACCCTTAGCAGCATTTTCTAACCAGTGGTTGAATTCATCTGAACCCTGTGGGCCACCAGATGCTTTTTCAATAGACTTAACAATAGCCTTTGAAAACGCTTGTGTTGGGGAACCGTATCCTGTATCGATATTGATATCCTTGCCTGTATCTAGACTTACAAGGAATTGCTTTAGCTTAACGCCGCTGCCCATAATCTTCTGTGCGCCTTCTAAGTTACCGCCGTTCATTGCACGCTGCGCAGATCTGGTAATCTGGCTGTATGCTTGGTCGGCAAGCTTCTTAAGAACTGGACGAACACGCTTAAAGATTTGCTGAACACCTTGTTGTGGATCTAGTGTTGCACCCTTCTTCATGTCAGCACGCTTGCTCATCTTATCACGTTCGACAGAACCCGGTCCGGCCGGGGCATCCTTCTCATTTTCGTATCCGCTAATCCAAACTGTCTTTAGTGGACCGATTTGATCTGCAAGTAGGTTAAACACATTTGTAGGATTTTGAATATCCTTACCATTGTGCTTACCCATTCTAGCACGCATAGTTGTTGGATCAGTAGGATCTCTATAATCCTCACCATCCTCTGCAGGTGCTCTTAGCAACTCTGGATTAATCTGTTGGCCGTCATCAGTGAAAGCAACAATCTGGTAAGGCAATGTGCTATCGCCACCTGGATTATATGTCTTTCCCTTCTTCTGGAATTCTGCTGTACGATTCTTAATAAACTTTTCGTCTGGCTTAATACCTGCGACACCGTTTTCAGCAGAAACAATAACAAAGTTATCTGGACCACTCTTGAATTGTTTCCAGAACAATCTTTCATTGAACGATGCTGGTGTTAGACCGGCGTCATTACTGAGTTTATGCCTTCTGTGCATCCACTTAACAAGATTTTGCCCGCCGGGTCTCTTACCAAGTGTTCTGCTCAATGTACTTTCATCAATGATTTCTTCATTTACAGATTCAGTAAGGGCAACCTGCTTGAAGATTTCCCTGATTTCCTCGTCCCATTTGATTCTTTCCATTAGTGTAGGTTTTAGAATCAAATGTGCAATTTCTTCGCGTAGTCTAGGCACATTTCCTCCCGGTAGCTGACCTTGTCCTGCGCCGCCACCGGCAATATTTGGTGTTCTTGCATCGGCATCAGGATAAGCATAAATGTATTGTCCCATTGGATCTCTAACAACATGGAATCTAACTCCATTAATGGAGTATTCCTTGACATCTGGCTTATAACCAGGGATAGCTTGTCCATGGCTCAATTCTACCTTTCCTAAGTCTTGAGCATTGTCTCTTAGCCATCCTGCTACAGCACGCATTTCTGCATCTGTATTAGGACCTTGTCCGTCCACATTGGCAATTGTCAACAAATCTTCAAGTGGAGTAGAAGTAAACATGCTGAATACATTGCGACCCATACCACGAATATTGCGTTGGCCGAAACCTGGCAAATCGCTAACGCTATGCCAGTTTGGTGTCTGTACTCCCGATGCCTGCATAGCATTGCTAATTACTGCTGGAACATCTGTAGCTGTTCTAACTGCTACCGCATTCTGTGCTGTAGGATCTAAGTCTGGCTCGCCTGCACCTGCTTCTGGGTTGATACGATTCATATAATCACGCATTGTGTCAGAAGGAGTCATTCCTGCTGTTGCTCTGCGTGTTGCATCTGCACCTGCTCTTGGAAGGGCACCCATTCCGCCTTGCTCTGGCTCGTCGTCCATGCCTGCTGGCTCATCAATATTTGCAATTGGGTGGCTTTGTGCAGGATTTAGAATATCGTCGATGTCATCTAAGTGCGATGTGCTTCTTGTCTTTGTGGGCTTTGCAGCTTCATCCATATCGCCGGTAACTTCTTGATGTACCTTACGCAATTGTGGAGCATTCATTCCGGCAAGTTCTTGCTCGGAATACGGTCTTTGTGAATTGCTTAAACCCATGTCTTGCATGTACTTGATAACTGAGATCATGTCCATTGCTTCGTCGGGATCAATTTGCTCCATTTCGTCACGGGCATCTTGGCGGGACAACGGCGAGCCCATTTCTAGTTCTTCTTGGGCATCGTAATCTGGATCAAAATCCATATCATCCGGGCCTTCGTCTAAATTATCGCCGCCATTTGTCATAGGCGACTGTTGACCGCCGGTTGGAACTACTGTTGTGTTTTGAACAATATCACCTAGCTTTACGCCTCTTCCAGACTTTGGCTTCTCAGCAACTTGATCCATTTCCATTTCGTCTTCACCGACAACCGGCTTTGTTGATGGAGTTTGACCAACTGCAACATTAGCTCCAGCGCCACGCTGTTGTGATCTATTTCCTTGACCTGTGGCAGAACCAATGTGCTTCGAACCAAAAGATGATCCAGGATTACGAGGACGATTCATGTATGGAAGTTGCTGGACTTGGCCGCCATTTGCCTTGAATGCTGCAACTGCGTCATCGTCCTCTTCCATGCCAACTTCAAATTCCATTTCATCGGCTGGCAATTCGTCCATCGGAGCAAAATCATTGCCACCAACTACAACTGCACCCATTGGGTCGCCTAGGCCTAATCCATCGACAGGTTCCTGTGCATCGGGTTCTGGGAAGCATGTCTGGCAACTCCAGCGTCCGCATCCACATTGGTTCGCCTCTGGTGGGTTTTCTGTGATAAGACTATCTTCATCAACTGTAAGAGCCTCCTCAACTGATTTCATCCAACTTGAAAATTCGTCTCTTTGATCCATTGCTGGCTCCTTCGAAGTCATACCGCCATTTGCTGGCTGTTCAATTTTTACATTTTCTGATCCAAAGGACATGGGCGATAAATTGCCATCGTTATCCATTTCGTCAAAATTATCTTTCGCATCTTGTTCTAATACAGAAGCTACATTCTCAACAGGAACAACAATTTGTTTTCCGTCAAAGAGGACAATGCAATCCTCGCCTGTAGTTCCGTATCCAATAAATGTACCGAAGCCTGGTCCGATAACAGTTCCATATACATCTGCAATCTTTACCATGTCGCCTGGACGGAACTCTGGCTTATCGTTGGATGTTCCCATTGACTCTGGCTGAACGGACATATGAAACCAATCATTGCCGTTTTGCAGATCCCTTTCGGGCATGGAAAAATCATCCTTTGCAAATTCCCTTGCTACACCCTTGATATCGATCATTGCGCTATCTTCGGTTGTAAACTCCATGAATCTACCAACGCCGCCTCCGGCTCTTGGATTTATGACTACGGTAGCATCCCTTTCAAATCCTTTATTTGCCGGTACATTGGCAATAACAGGCGGGACGCTCTCCATAATCTTTAACAGTTTTCTCATTTCAGACATCAAAAGCCTCGACTATTCAATGTACTTATTTATCAAGGTCTACGGTCTTTACGGCCATTAAAAAAGGCACCGGAGTGCCTTTTGTGGCGTAACATAATCTTAAAATGGATTACACTACCTTAGCATTCGTGATATCAAAGGCTCTATAATAATCATTCTTCTCAGCCGTGATAGCTTGTACAACATCAAAACAAAATTCATTTTCTCCATCGATAAATTCTATCCATGAATGACCTGATCTGATATTATCGGCATATTTTGTCATACGAACTTCACCGTCGATTACATTGCATTGCCAACTCGCCCAAGTTGTGCCCGGAATCTGAGATTTTAGCCATCTTGTTAAGTCATAGCACCTGTTATTTCTCGTTTCTGCTGCTGGTAGACCATTCTTTATATAATCCCCGAACGGATGAGTTATGTTTCTTACTACGCCCGATCCGATTTCTGTCAGTTTTGTCTCGAGTTCCTCGGGTGTCGAATTTAGATTAGCTAACTCCAATCCTTTACTACGAGATTTTAGCATTTCAATTTCTTTTTTTCTAATTTTGGCTTCACCCATGATATCTTCTCCATCCTTTATATTGATCTTTCTTTCCTGTAATCAAATCCATAACTCTCTGCCCAAGATTGTATTTTTCCATTAATAATCTCGGATTCTTACCTTCTACAATATCACCAGCCGGGGAAATCAATTTATAAGGCGTTCTTCCTTTTTCCTCTGGATCTATATTTTCTTGATATTCTCTGCATTTCTGTCTATGATTTATTGCTAATTTAGAATTTTTATCTATATCTTTATTCCAAGCTTGCCTCGTGCCTTTTGCATTTCCACCGGTAGCAGGTTTACCCCTCTTTGGAGACGGTCCTAATTTTACTCCGACACGACTTTTTGATATCTTATCTGATCGTTCTTTTCTTTGCTTCTCAGACATATTATCCATCATCTGTTTAGTCAATATAGATCTATTTCTACTTCTTTCTTCTTTTACTTCGTCTGGAAGATTATCCAAAGTCCTACGACGCTTTGCCATCATCTCTATCTTTCTTATTTCCGATAAGGTAGAATAAACATCTCCACCTGTCCCACCCGGATGAATATTTGTTAGTATCCCGTCTTTATCAATGCCTTTGCGTCCATATTTCTTGATTAATTCAATCTCTAAATCAAATGCAGTCGATTCGGTATCACATTCAATAATATTATATTCAATACAGCGATTTTCTCTAAGTATTTTTCTAATCTTTCGAGTTTTCCTTGGATTATAGTCTTTCAATAAACCATACCCAAGATCTTCCACACTATTTGTTATGGCATATTTCTCATGAGAATAGGCTCTATCTTTCGATGAGCCTTTACCCACATAAAACGGGATACCGAGATCTGAAAGTATGTAAACAATCATCAATTATTTATCTACGAGACCGTTTTGAACAATTGATTGATGACGCCAGTGAATGCTGCCGGTCTGCACATGTCCTTTACGAACATATTTTGCAACACTTTTTCCAAAATCATCGTAATGGAAGCTACCTGCAAGGCGAATAACAAAACCCTCATCGTCAGTAGGAGACAATCCTTCGTGTAACTTGCGGATTTTTGCCTCATCCCAGATGTCATCATAGATGACAGGAACATGCTCAATACCTAACAAGTCAAAATACTGAACAGAATCATCCCAACCTAGGCAAATGTTTGTCTCGTCCCAAATGGAAAATGCCATAAAATACGACGGCAGGTCTGCGTAAGCAATCGAGTGACGAGCCCAAAGGTTCTCACCGCAAATTCGCCAGTTTTCGGGCATATTGTGTGCTATACCTGCCCACAACTGCTTGACCCAGTCCCTGTCTACACCGCCACGACTGTCAATACTACGAGCATGGACATACCCGTTGCTGTATCCGGTAGTGTTTTCGCCATCCATTTTCTTGGTGCCGATAACACGCTTACCAACAAAACACGAAAGGTCCGTTAGGACCTTGTCGTCATCGGTAAATCCGGGACTCCAAGGGAGATGGAATGTTCTCGGATATTTAGTAAACATGATAAACTCCTGTGCTGATAGCACAGTGCTACCAGTTACTTACAAATTCTTGCAATATCGTCAGCAGACTTATTTGCCTTGATTGCTTCTATGCGGCATTCGTTTTTCTGATGTTGCTCAAGGGCAAGGCCACCAAACATACATACAAAGAAAATGCCTAATACAATAGCTCCAAACTTTTCCATTACTTGATTTCCTTACTTGAGTTAGCAACAGTCTTATCAGTCCTGAATTCTGCAAATCGCGGCAGGAACAGGGAATCTACATTCGGCCTGTCTCTACTCTTGATGCGCTCATTATAAGTGACAGCAGCAATTGTGCCAATCAAATCATCAATGTTGTCGGTAATCCACTGGCGCAAATCATCCGAGAAGCCGCTAATAGATACTTCAACCAATCTATCACTGCTTGCCATTTGCAAGCTACCAACCATATCCTCAAACTTACCAGTGCCGGGATTATAGCCAGTGATTTCAAGATCACAGTCTTTCTCAGCTTTCATCTTCACCAGGTGCTTACTGCGCGAATCTTCCCAGAGAGCACAGTAATTCTTCAGGATGGTACCTTCGTATCCCAGACCCAGCAATTCCTGGAAGTGAGCTTCACCTTCTTCCAGATTATTGACAATGCGGTAAGGAATAACCCAGAACTTACCGGTGTGTCCCTTCAGTTTTTCCGCAAGTGCATCCTCGCCGGTCTTTTGTACAGCGTTTACTGCCTTGATAAGTGCTTCAAAGCGGTCTTTGTACTTTTGCTTGGAAACACCCTTCTTAAATTCTTCCAAGGGAATGACATCCCACAGCTGGAAACGAATTTGGCGTGCTTCCTCGTCGGAAATAGTGCCCTTGATTGCCTTGTTGATAATGCCGTTGCCGGTCTTTCTATCAATGACCTTACCGTTTTGGTCGACAACAACGAATTCGCCGTCGAAAACGCAATGGTAGGAAAATTGCTGAGCAAGTTCAATCAGCTCAGGTTCCATGTGTCCGAGCATGTCGATTTCACGACCGCTACGACCACACAAAGTAACCTTGGTGCCTTCAACAATGCCGTTTGCACGGAGGCCGTCTGCCTTCAATTGGCTGTACGCAGGATAGGTAATGTTCTTGATGTTTTTCGCATCGTAAGGACGAGCAAGCAAACACGGGTAGCTAGGGATAAATCCTTCTACGACAGCATTGACGATACCGTCCGCCATGCCACAGCGCAGATCTTTACCAATAATCCGCTTAATAACAGTGGCGTCATCACTATCAAGCTCAGACAGAATACGGCTAAGATGCTCAATACCTGCGTTGCCAGTGAGTTGTCTAGACGACAACTTGTCAAGTTCAGCCAGTGCCCAGTCGAGGGTCTTGTGACTGTCATCGGATCCGCTGAGGAATCGGAATGTATGGTCGGGGATTTTTCTGATATAGAAGTTGACATATGGATCCAGTGCAAGCTTCACCACCTGCATAAATTGTTTATTGCTTTTATGCTGCTCGATGAGTGCAAGCTTGTGCCCGCGCTTGGTGTCGGAGCCGATGTCTTCCAGAATCTTCAGAATGCTCATGTGTGTCCTTTGTTGCCACTATTATATTATGGCTTGTCATTGTTGTCAATGGTAGCTTTGAGCTCTTTTTCTAAGATATAATTTGCCATCTCGGGTGGCATTGTGAGGTACATTCTATCATAGTGTACCTCACAATAGGATTTACCATACATCGAAGGATGGCGGCAACCTTCGCCTTCGCCTATCCAAACACAAATGAATGATTCTTGTTCCATAAAATTGGTGCCCCCATGATGTAACACTTCAAACCACCGACCTTCCGCTTATCAAACGGGTGCTCTAAATGTAACTAGAACGACATTGAGCCGGCGGCGCCACCTTGTGTCTAGAGGCTGTTCGTTTTTCTGAGCTAATAGGGCTCTATAAGTATAACTGATTTACTCAGTAGGTTCAAGATGTTCGAGGATGATTTTATCGTATCCGTTCTTAACAGCATATTCGATAATATCGGCTAGAATGACTTCTTCGTCTTCCGTTGCGTACCAGTAAACCTTGCTGTAATCAATCTCATCAAATCCGGACAATACAGCAATTGATTTTTCAAGGTAATTTGCATATCCGCCGAAGTCATCAGTGTATGGGCCTAATGCTGCTTCTAAGATTTCGGTATGCGGGATTACCTGTATCGAGTCTAGAATGTTTCCTTTTGTATCTGCGACAGTATACTCTGTGCCAAGTGAAAGAAGATCTGTAATTTTGAACATTTTATTTTAACCTCGCATTAAATTAACAAAAGAAAACTCTAAAGTATTTATGGAAAATGTAGAAACTTTGATTTATTATTGTAGAACCGTTCTACACCAACCATTCTCGCAAGCGTTGCTCTTTCTACAATATCAGCAATGTACTGCTTTATTTCTGATTCTACCTTATCGGCAGGAATATCATCTAATGAGATATTCGAGACCTCGATTGATGCGGCATCGCCTGTCGGTGTTTGTCCTGTAATAACAGGGAAGAAACTAACATCGGATTTTCTTTCTAAAATATCCCTGTAGTTTACAGAAATCTTGTAATCCGGAGCACTCGGCTCGACATACAAGATAGAATGAAAATGCTGCCCACTTGAATTAACAACACCTAGTAATTCAGATGCTGCTCCGCTGCCACAGCGTATTCTATTCTCGTCGATTGCGTTTGATGAACCCTTGCCAAACAAAATATGGTTAAAGGATGCATTATCCTGAACAATAATATTTCTATAGCAAAAGGAAATAGCAGAACGGTGATTCTCGTAGAAGGTTGAAAGATTTAGTTTAGCACTTGGATACAGTATGTAATTGGTTACTGCATTCAGCGCACTGAAACTTTCTATTTCCTCTACAATCTCTACCTCGACATCGTTGGATATATTAAATACCACAACAGAATTGTAGAATGTCTCAAAATCCGATTTATATCGAACATAGATAGGCTCGTCAATCTCACCTATAATTTGGAAGGTAGTATGATTCTGGCATACAAGATACGCCAGTGTGGAGAATGTCTCCGGATTATACAAGTTACGAGGGTTTGTAACCTGATTGCTATTCTCTAAGGAATTTGAGACCACTACATTCGGATGATCGTAAAATTCCTTACTAATGTGAATCTCATTTCCGCAGATACTCACTACCATTCCCGTCAATCCGGGATCAATTATCATTTGAACTTTGTTATTCTGAATATAGAAACGCTGCTCAAAGAAATTATCTAACCCAGTGTTTTTATACTTGTCCTGGGATGCTGAATAAAGTAGTTCTGAGTAATATTTTCCTAGAAATGCTTTTATTGGAATTATAGTTGTTGACATTGATTTCCCGTATCTCTACGAGATATTTATGGTTTTTATAGTTCTTCGAATGTAGCAGTTAATGGGAAACCATTAGCTCTGGAAAAGTTGATTGTCTCCATCGTCTTTTCCTGCGCCACTTCGTGCGTATACGGTGCGCCAGCAACTCCTTGCCCGCTAACATGAATTGCCTTCGTAACCTCGATGGCATCTTCAACAGATTTGTGGAAAATCTGCACAAGAACCATGATAACAAAATCGAAGGTTGTCTTGTCGTCGTTGTGCAACAAGACTTTGTACATCTTAGGAATCTGTACTTTGATTGTCTCGTCAATTTTTTCAATGACTTCGATTTCTGTTGGCATTTTCTAAATCCCCGGGTGTGTAGTTAATATTTTACACGACCCGGGGCCCCTCGTCAATAAATCACTTAATGGCGATTAGCTTAGGCTTGGCTTCTTCCGGCACATTCTTAACGAATGTAACCTTCAAAATACCATCTTCCATGGTTGCGTCGCTAACTTCAAAGTATTCCGCAATGCGGAAGCTCTTTGAGAACGAACGAGATGCAATACCACGGTACTGGTATGTAGGCATCCCTTCTACAACTTCGTCGAGGTTCGGCTTTTTATCCCCCTTAATGGTGAGCAATCCTTGGTGCTCTTCCATTGTAACTTCGTCTTTCTTGAAACCAGCAACTGCGAGCTCGAGATGAAACTTGCCATCATTTATAAAGACGATATTGTGTGGGGGATAATTTGATGTAGGGCTTTGTAGATCCCTAAAGACGGGTCCAAATCCTACGCTGAGTGCCTCGAGCTGATCGAAGAGGCGGCTGAAGTCGTGTCTTGACATAATGTACTCCTTTTGTAGCAAGTCAAAAATTGCGGTATCTTACCGCTAAATTGCAAAGCCCCACCATGGGCACTTTGCAAATTTATTTATCTCTGTATTTTAGCTGAACATCAAAATAAGAACAAGAATCGCCAAAATTACTCCACCTATTATGGCCAAATTGTTCTTTTTACCCGAATCTGCAGGTGGTGTTACGGATTCTGTTGGTGTAACAACAGGCTCCACTGGCGTAACAGGAACAGATACCTTAAATGGCTCAATAAAAACTTCGTCGTACAATCTCGGAGAACCATCTAATTCCGGAACCTGTGTATATTTTCCAGCAACCATGAAATCGCACATTTCTGTTACAAGCTGTTTATAAGAAATGCCAGGATTTGCCATGGCTGATCTTAATAATGCTGCTGTTGCTGCACCCTGTGGAGAACCGTTTATAACTGCATCGGCCGATGTTTGGTCGGCATGGCAACCTGCAATAAGCAATGCACTTTCATTAACATCGCGGCTTGCTCTCCAATCAACAAGAGATCTTGTCTTTAATTTGTTGGCAACCTTTGCTGGTGGTTTCAAATAACGAGCACCTTTTACTTTTTTAGCAACCTTCGGTGCTTCTACCATAGTTTTTGTTGCATTTAGACTTTCAGTCTGATCCAACATTGTGCCTGAGTGGCAGCAATCTAAAATAACAGTGGTGTTTACGCCGTTTGGTACCTTATTGAATGCTTGTCTAAGTGTATCATCAGTGATTACCTTATCCATCCAGTTTAAATCAACTGGACAAATAATTTCTTCAAATCCATCTGCTTCTGTTGAGCTTGGTAATTGAGAACCATGTCCACTATAGTGGAAAACAATAACATCACCAGGAGTTACGCCCGATGTTAGCCATTCTAATCCTGCTTTGATACCATCTGTGGTTGCTGCCTCTTCTTGCAGCATCTTAATATCTGTAAATCCGCGAGCGGCAAGGAAGTTATGCATGTTATGGGAGTCATTGATACATCCCTTTAATTCATGTCCTGTGCCTACATAATTGATACCAACCAATAATGCTTTTTTCATATGTGTAATCTCCTTGATTACACATATTTATCTGTCTATTTGATAATTAACTGCTCACTGGAGCAACAATCCATTAATTTGTCGTAAACAACGGGCTCGAGATTGATACAACCCGAACTAATAAACCTATCATTTACATTTTTACTTCTTAATCGGTCCATTCTTCTTTGTTCTGGCTTCAGTAGCCAGACACGGTGGATGGCAAACACCATATGATCGTTCTCATGGAACTGTAAAACATCGCCTCCGTATCCAGGGTCCTTTGTAATACGCTTGCGCATTGTGAATTCACCAACAGGAGTAGGTATATTTTTGCCTAAAAGTGCCGGATGACACTCCTCTGTACCGTTGTAGGTAAAGCAGATAGTGGCTAATGCAATAGATACGATAACTGACATATTTTTATCCATGAAGAAGGCCGGATCATCCGGCCTTCTGTGTTGCGATATTACTCGCCTTTCTTCTTCGCAGGTACTTCAATAAAGACTTCGCGGACAGGGCCCGGAACTTCCTTAGTGATAGTCACTACCATCGGCACAGGGATAGCAACCGGCTTGGGAGCCTCAGCTACCTTAGGTGTAATGAACAAATATTCACCACGGCCCATTGCAGGTGTCCAATTGTAGCTGGCACACTTCAGTTTTTCACCTTCCTTTGTGCAAGGAACTTCCATTACACGCGGATAGATAGTAGCAGCAGTTGGGTGATTGGGCATGTATTGTGGAACATGAAAGATGTTGTTCTCAACCTTCGCATTATCCACGATTACAGCATTTTCAACGCCAGATGCATTGTAAACAGGTGTACCAGAACCAAGCACTGCCTTACCAAGATTTACTTCGGCAGCAAAAGCAGTTGTAGAAACTGCCAGAGCCGCCATGATGATTAGATTTCTCATGGCGTGTCTCCTTTACTCGGCCTTCTTAGCAGCAGCAACCGGGCAGGTATAGCCAGTCACTTCAAGTGCTTCGCGATTTTCCTCGTCCTTGCACATCAGCGCAAGAGCAGCAGCCTTCATGCCCATGTTCCAGAGTTCACGGCTGTTCTTCAGACGCACACAGTTTGTATCCGTGTAGGTCTTACCAACGCCCAAACCAAATCCAGGCAAGTTCACCGAACCAGATGCCGAACCCATGCAGGTGTCGTTGCTGGAAGTCAGCGGAGGACCGTTGACAGACGGAGTATTGCGGATCTTCTGGTTGGCTGCATCCTTCAATGCTTGTGCATTGATAGCAGCAACTTCCTTAGCTGCGGCAGCATTGATTTGTGCCACGCTAATTTCGGTGTCGCCCAGGGCTCTGGTTGTTGCAGCAGAGTTAGGGTCGAAAGTGTTCAGCGTGATGTTCTGGGTGTTACCAGAAGTAGCCGAACCATTTGTGAGACTGTTGCTCACCGCGCCGGATGCGATAGTAGCGGTAGAAGAACCACCAGCCACATCACCGACCGTACCAGTTGTGGTTACAGTCTGCGAACCCGTCGAAACAGTGTTGCGAACTGCGCCATCAGCAATGGTATTGGTGCCAGTAACGGTGTTGCTGTTGCGAACTGCGCCATCAGCAATGGTGCTGTTACCAGAACCGCTTACACCCGAAGTGGAAGTTTGCGATTGTGTACTGCCTTGGACAGTGTTGCTGTTGGTGCTGTTACCAGAACCAGCAATACCTTGCATCTGACCTTGCATCTGACCTTGTTGCTGACCTTGTGCAGCAGTATTGGTGTTAACGCTTGTGTTAGCGTTGGTGTTCAGGTTGGTGCTATTGGCGTTTGCTTCCGGGCTCAATGAACGCGAATTGGAACCACTGGCAGTACCAATGTTGTTGGTGTTGGTTGCAGCGCCACCGGCAACATTTCCAACCGAACCACCGGTTGCAGACGAACGATTGTCGTTGGAACTGTTACCAGAACCGACGACAGCACCACCGGTTGCGTTGCTATTGCCGGAACCTGTTACGGCGGCACCGGCAGTAGCACCTGATGTAGACACCGCACCTGCGGCGGCACCGGCAACTGCTGTGCTAGTTGTGACGGTAGCGTAGGACGCCCCCATACATAGCATTGCCGCTAGGGCAAGAAGACTCTTCTTCATTGTGTTTTCCTTTAGGTTGTGTGTACTTTCAGTACAATAGACACTATAAAGGAAAAGGCTTGAGTTGTCAAGCCTTTTAGTATAACCGGTTTTGTTGCTCTAGATTAATAAGGACGGTCTTTATGCCAACGACCAGTCTCGATCATCTCTTCGACTGTGCGTTCCCAACGCTTACGAGCTTGTTTCTTGAGTCTTTGTCTTTCAACAGCAGGCTTTTCGTAAGCCATTCGGTCTTTTACTTCCTTTAGCAGTCCAGAATCCTGAACTTTCTTAGACCAAGTACGCAATGCTCTTCCGAGATCGTCGTTTCTGACTTCTACAGTTAAGCCCCTATGTCTCTTTTCGCCGTATCTTCCGTGATTACTCATTGTTTGCTCGTTTCTTTGCCTTGTATACATGTTTAGTCTTACCTTGTTCGTCAACAAAAATCTTGTTGACGCCTTCCTTTGCTAATCTCGGCAGAATAAACTGTGTTGCCTGGAGATCTCTCTCCATAATCGATCGAAGCCCTCTTGCTCCGACTTTTTGCTTCAGACATTCTTCTGCTACATTCAGTAGGTATTTATCATCGAACTCTAAAGTAACGCCTTCATATTTAAATAGAGCTTTAAACTGGCTAACAATACTATTCTTAGGTTCTTTTAGAATTCGTAACATCATTTCAGGTGTTAAATCATCAAAAACAACAGTAACAGGATGACGACCTACAAATTCCGGAATTAGTCCATACTTGATAAAGTCTTCTGGAGTAGCTAACTTGGCTGTCTGCGAAAACGGAACCTTTGTTGTTAGTGTTGCACCAATTCCGATGCCGGCTTTAGAACGATTCTTTCTAATAACCTCATCTAAACCAACAAATGCACCGCTGCAAATAAAGAGAACATCTTTTGTATCAAAATCAACTGGTTCTTCATAACCATCTTCGACCTTAATGACTGTCCCTTCAATGAGTTTTAACAGAGCTTGCTGAACACCTTCTCCGGAGACATCTCTACCTACAGTAGCAGATTCGCTGCGACGACTTTTCTTATCTATTTCGTCGATGAAGATAATTCCCCTACTTGCTTTTTCCAAATCATCATCGGCGTTCTGTATGAGACGCTTAATAAGATTTTCTACATCTTCGCCGACATACCCTGCTTCAGTTAACGATGTTGCATCAGCAATAACATAAGGAAGATCGAATAAAGTAGCTATGGTCTTAACAGTTAAAGTCTTACCACTGCCGGATGAACCAACCATAAGTAAATTAGATTTTTCAATCTCGGTCTTTGCTGTGTTATTGATACGCTTGTAATGATTATAGACTGCTACTGAAATAGCAATCTTAGCAGAATCCTGTCCGATAATGTATTCGTCGAGATGTGCTTTAATTTGCTCAGGGGTCGGTATCTTTTCTTTTCTCTTTTTAGGTAGTTTTTCTTCAGTATGAAGAATATTATAAGAGACATCAACACACTCGTTGCAGATGTATATATTCTTACCACCTATTTCGGGACCTTCCACCATTTGTTCAACTTGATTGCGACTCTTATTGCAAAAAGAACAATGTATTAGTTTCTTAATGCCGCTGTCTTCGTTTTCACTCATGTTATGCCCTCTTAAATTCGGATAACCAGCTCAATGCTTTAGGATACTTATTATCGGCGACCCGAAAAGTGCCTTCATTGCGATTGCTCGACGCGTCATCCGAACCTTTATCTGTTCCCGGTGCTTCGGTATGTATTTCTTTAGCTTCTTCTTCAATCTGGATCCCGGTCTCAATCTCGGAATCCGTCTTGCCGGTTTCGGATGGGTGAACAATTGCAGGCTTTTCTTCTTCATTTACTTTTTGTGGAATAAAATGTGGTCTTGCACCTAATATTTCTCTTAGGATAGCTTCATTCTGTGCCCATGGTTGTTTTGCATCCGGGACTTCTTTTATCTTAGGTGTCGATAACGAGGGAATTTCTTCGATCTCAGTGCTGATTGCGGTTTGCGGCCTGATAACACTTGTAGGTATAGGCGAAATTGCGCCGGCAATAGGTGTCGTTGTAATTTTTGGTTGAAATTTCTCCAATACTGACGCTTCAATCTCATTTACATTGCCTTCACTTTGTATCTTGGGAACTTTCGGTGAGGTTGTAATATTAATTTCTTCTTCCGGATCCTCACAATTGAGGGTTGGTGCCAAAATATCCTGAATATCTTCTTCCTGTATTGTAGTCGGTACCATACCGAGTTCTTCTTCATCGATTACCTCTTCGTCTTGTAACCTCGGTTCCGGATCGGCCTCGGGGGCGGTTGATTCTTCGGAGTCTTCATATAACGAATCATTCGCAGGCGGGTCGGCCACCACGATTGTATGTGGTAATGTTTCGACTGGAATATCTCTAACCTTTTCCTCAATGACTTCTTCAATCTCATCTAGTAATCCCACAGTTTCCTGAGGTAACGGAACATGTATCTCGGTTTTGGATGTCTCTGTGCTTGGTGCGCTATTATTCGCCGCATTGTCGGTGTCTTTAAAACCAAAGTCCGGAAGTATGATTGGGCCTTCAACAAATGCTTGGCTGTCTGGCGTGTCAGTTTCGGGAATGTTGTCATGTCCAGCTTGTCTAGCAGGCTCTTCTTTTTGGGTTTTCGTGTCTTTCTCATTCCGTAACCGCATTAATGTGTGATTTGCCGCAACTAACAATATAACAGCAAGAGGGTCAAGTGTCGACACAAGAAGTAAGGTAAAGATTCGAACAGCAGTCTCTATATTCTTACCTGTGTCATTGGTAGCGCCGTAAAATAATTCAGCAATGTACCGAATTGGACCTACATCCAATTGTTGCTTTCTAACTTCGGATTCGAGTTTGAACTTTTCAGCATTTATGCCGTCAATTCTCTTTTGTGCTTCTGCTGTATCATTACGCAACTGGGTGCGTTGAGCGGCCTGGCTCTTTCTTACCGACAAAGCACGGTCAGCTCTATCTTTTCCTAATAACGAATTAACAGTATCATCTAATTGCTTTGTAAGCTTTTCATTATCAGTGATTGTTGCTTTCTCTCGCTCAATTTGATACTGAAGTTGTTCGATCTTAGCTGAATTATCAATTGTGCCAGCACCTTGTTCTAAGTGTGCCTTTGATAAAAAGCCAAAAACCCCAATGCTGGTGGCAGTCATTAGGGCTAGGGTGAAATAAATGAGTGGTCCTTTTAATCGCCACCCAGCATGTTCCCAGTTTCGGTAAACCCAACTGGTTGTTACCAGCTTGGCACACTCTGTGACCACACCCATGATGAGGGCATACATAGGAGCTCCGGCATAAATTGCCATAAATCCTACAATAGAAAACCATCCAGCGACAGCAGCCAATGCTAAGGCTGCTAATAAAGTTAGCAGTGCGAATATCATCTATTATTTACCTGATTTTCAGACGAGGCCTTTTAGCTTTAGTATTATAGCATCGGCTTCTGCCAATTCATATACATTTACATCACAGCCGATGATTAAAGCAGTCCTGCCAGCGGGCAAGGATTTTGTGACAGAATCCATTGCCCCCTTAACATAAGTATCGCTCAAGAATTTTGTTTCTCTCGGTAATTGAAAGATAAGAATGCTATGAGGCTCATTGCATTCAACTTCGTGTAGATAACCTACAATTCCGTGTACTCCGCGAACTTCTGTTACAGCCATATCAGCCTTCGTACCACGCAGAGTTAGCGGGTGTTTCGGATACAACTACTTTCCTGCAGTGGACACCAGAATAGCCGTTTTCGGGCAGCCAAATCTCGTTTACATATTCATGCAAGAACTTACTTAATCCTTCGCACCCGGTTCGCTCAACTACAACCATCTTGCAAAGCTTCTTTTCGTGAAGCATTTCGAATGTCTTAAACTCGGGATCATCCTGCGCAACTAGCATTGTATGATCGAATGTGTCATCGAGGAAATCCTTGAATGATTTCAATGATCCGAAGTCTACAACCCAGTTTCTTACATCTACAGTTTCAGATTCAAACTCTAGATAGAAGCTTAATGCATAACCGTGGATTAGACGGCAATGGCTTTCTGCACGCCACTGACGATAAGCAACTGCATATCCTCTTTCGGAACTATATGTTTTTGTTGATACAAATTTTCCCATGATTACTCCAATTCTACACTTGCGTGGACAAATTTAACATTAGGAAAGAATACTTTAGCCCTATCAATTAATGCTTGCGGTATCTGATTTTCAGTATTAAATTCAGCTATCTGCTCTTTGATAGCTTTCTTTTCGGACTCTAGCATAAAATCTTCAAAAGTCCAGCCATTATCTTCGAATGTTTTTATTCTCCAATAATGTATGGTCAATTCTCTATTATAGTATTGTGAAGATTCTACAGTCAATTGCCCTAGCTTGTATACAGGTGCAATTGGTGCAGCAAAATTTCGTATATCTATTTTTTCAGCCATTTCCGAAAAGGGAATTCTTTTCAATCTGTTAAATGTGTCGACTTGGTCCATTATTATTCCTTTACAGACACTAACCTCATAAATTCGGTACGAACATTGGGGTCGGTCTTAAACACACCGCCTAGTTTACTAGTGATTGTACTGGAACCTGTATCTTCGACACCTCTGCTCTTTACACAGAAATGCTGTGCATGGATTACGACACCGATATTGTCTGTGTCAAGGATATGCTGGAGTGCATGGTAGATTTGTTCTGTAAGTCTTTCCTGGATCTGCGGACGCTTGCTGAAATATTCAACGATGCGGTTGATCTTAGATAATCCTAAGACTTTCTTATTTGGAATATAAGCGACTGTGGCAAGCCCGTCGATAACAACGAAGTGGTGTTCGCAATTTGATTGTACATTTACATTTCTTTCGACAACCATCTCGTCATAAGACATTTTGTTGTCGACTGCTGTACATTTCGGGAATGCATCGTAATCGAGACCCCAGAAAATTTCGTTTACATACATCTTGGCAACACGCTTTGGTGTTTCGATTAGGCTATCGTCAGTTAAATCAAGTCCTAAGATTTTCATAATTTGACCGAAATGAATTTCGATTTCTTCAATCTTAGTTTTTCTATCTTCGAAGAGCTCTTCGCCCATCGGGGTTTCTACTCCCATCTTTACGAGGTGAGCATGAACTTGTTGACCCAATTCGGGGTCGCATTTGGTTTTATTGTATGACATTTTGAATCCTTCCTTAAGCGGATATTAGTTTTGAAAAGTTGTCACCGTTGTGTGACACAAGTATTTATCCGCTGCTTAATAGACATTGTGCTTTTGCTTTAAATTGTTCATATCCTGACTATAGCTGAATACAGTCATGTTCAACGCTTTCAACAATGTCGAGAAATCTCCCTTTAGAGACGCCAAATCGGCCTTTGTGGTTGCAAGATCCAGAGTCAGCATATCGTGTTCTCTAATAAGATGCATAAAAATTTCTGGATTTTGATCTATGCCCTTTAGCTTTGCCACAACCTGTTCAGATTCGGTAAATTCCTTCAGGGTAGTAACATCTACGGAGCCAAACAACTTATCAAGAAGTGCAATTTTTAGAATTTGGTCGTTTGACATTGTGATCATTTTGCCATCTCCGGCTTGTTAGCGATATCAGGATGTGGATCATATCCAATCAGTTCAACATCTTCCCATTGCAGATCCATAATGGCCTCTAGCGTAGGTAAATCTTTCTTAATATTGAGTGTAGGCAATGCTTTAGGAGTTCTTGTGAGCTGTTCCTTAACCATATCCATTTGATTCTGATAGATATGAACATCATGACCCATATAAATTAAATCTCCCGGGATAAGTCCCAGGTGTTTTGCAAAAATATGATTTAGAAGTGCATAACTCATAATATTGAACGGTAATCCAAAAGGAACATCGTTACTACGCATTACAAATGAAGTATGCAGTTTGCCTAATGGATCAACCGAATACATATGTAACATGTGGCATGGCGGTAATGCCATTTCGTGCAATTGCCCCGGGTTCCAGCCAGTAACAACATGCCGTCTACCAAATGGATCTTTTCTAATGCCTTCTAATAGATCTTTAATTTGATCTATTTCATTTGTCTTACCTGCATACAGACGATCCGGCGATTCCCAGTGTCTCCATTGATATCCGTACCCTTTACCCATATCTCCTTCGGGCAAATAATTTAGTCCGCGATTATCTAGAAACTCTCTAGAGGTATTACCCTTCCAGATATTAATTTTCTTTTCTTCTAGCAACTTTGTTTGTGTATGGCCGCGAAGAAAGAACATAGTCTCTTCAAAAGCTATGCGCAACGGAACCTTACGAGTTGTTAAAATTGGAAACCCTTCGCTTAGATCCCAGCGAAGTTGACGGCCGAATACGGCGCGTGAGCCGATTCCTGTCCTGTCTGACTTGTCTACACCATTCTGTAGAATATCTTGTAATAAATCAACGAAATTTTGCATGTACACCCCTTAACTACGAAACGATTTTACGCTGTAGTTATAAGAATGTCAAAGTGTTTCGGACAACTTCCTGATTATGTAATCTGCCTCAGTAATATACTCCACAGATTCCCTGTGACCGTATTCGTCGTCATCGTTAAATACTCTGCCATGCCCTGCAGACCATGTAAGAAACTTTTCGTAATAGGGTTCCCACCAAATGCGTGTCCCATCGGAACATTTAACCGGTGTGAATGCAAATCTCTTCTTATATTCTACTACAGAAGAAATTCCCGGATCGTTCCGCCAATTGTGATTTGGATTTACCATATAAAACGGGGCCGAAGCCCCGCCCATTTTACTCCCTTACAGGAGGTAGTCTGTAAAAATCGTGGTTTCCCACTCTCATTGTTTTCTTTAATTCCGATGTCCAGCCAGGTTGACTAGCAGTCGGGTTATGAAAATGGGTCGCCCCGTGTGTGTTATCCTTGACTTCTCCGCTGAGTACCTTAATTGCTACGATACTCGCTACCTGAAACTGGTCAACCACCTTTTGGTTAACGGATCCGTCCTTGTTTCGAACAGGTATTTCTTTACCCCGTTTGTCATTCTCGCAATACCATGAAAAAGCGCAGACAATCTTCTTACTAATCCTCGATGTGGCTGTTTGTTTAACCACCCTACAGATAGTATTTGGGAATCGTGAATCATTTACACGATTTAGGGTAACAGAAGCAACTGCAAATTGACCTTGTATACTTTCACTTCTCGCTTCATAGTAAATATTCTCTGCCAAGCAATATGCTTCGGAAGGGTCTATTGTTGATGTGTCAACGCCTAAATCAATGGCGCCTGCTGTGCTCAAAAGATATACAAGGAGAAGTTTTGCTGTAAGCATCTTTCTTTCTCCTAAATTGCCCTAGTTGGATATACCAACAGGCTAATTATTTAGCCCAGCAACATTACCATTATATACAATGTTAACGGTTTTGTCAAATAATGGATAAATAGTCTAAAGAAAAGGATTTTGACATGAATTCAGCCCAGTTCGAAAGTGATGATAACAGAGACCGTAGGGAAACTCCGTGGAGAAAGAATGCACCTCCACTAAATAAGCCGCCTACTAATCCTGACTACCAAAAACAACCGTTCAACTACGACGAATGGATGAAAACTTCTAAGAAAATGGAAGAAGACGAGTCAGATACTCCTAAACCAGGCGATACTATTCGCACAAAGAAGATGCAGATGGAAGGTAAGGTTGAAAGTATCGGGCAAAATCGCGCAGGATATGCAGAAGTTCTTTTTAGGGTGGGCGATGGACGCTTAATGAAGACTCCTGTAAGCAATGTTATTGTTGTTGAAAAACTTGCCGACGAAGATGAAGACATTATGGAAGTTTCGACCGAAAAGCTTGCACAGTACAAAACTGCTGCTGGTGCTGATGCAAGGGCTGCCGATAAGGCAGGTGATACCGCTCGTGGCAATAAGAGATTCCACGGAATTGTGCAAGCAACCAAGAAGCAATTTGCAAATGATGCTAAGAAGCATGTCAAGGAAGGGCCAAATGACGGTTCTAATGATAATTTCACAGTAGACGATATCAAGAGATTAGAAACAATTAGAGATCTACCAACTTTGCAAGCTCAAGCCAAAGTTCTAATAAAAGGAAAGGCTGCAAGAAGAATGAAGCCTGAAAAGATTGCTTATTTCTATGATAAGATCGACGGAATGACTAGGCCAATGGCGATTATCAAACTAATGTACGATCTTTTACTATCGGGCGAAGGTAATAGCGTTATAGGAACACCGCGTGGCATGAAACAAAATACATATCGCGACAGATTTGGTGAGGGTTCTATGGGCGGTATCAATCGCTGTGCCCCTGCACAAGATGTAAGCTATGAAAAGATGCTTGACGAAATTGTAAAAGAGCAAGAGCTAAACGAATTGAGTGTCGATACCATGAAAAGCTATAAGCAAAAGGTAAAGTCACCTGATCGCACAAAGAAAGCTTCCCTATATCGATTAAATAAGGATGTCGAGGGCTCTAACAGAGCAGATCAGAAAATTAGAACAAAAACCGGTGACAGATCCGGCCCCAACAGTAACAGGGCTTACGAAGAAAAGCTTGCTGAACTATTGGCTCCTATGCTCGACGAAGTATATCAAGGCCCTCATGTCGGTGATCCACAGAAACTTGCCAAAGCACCAAAAAGTTCAATGCAAGGCTCTAGTGCTGCGACATTTAGCCAACTTGTTCAGGACACCATTGCGGAGCATGGTGTTAAATGGGCGTTTGAATACTATGTAAAGAAACACGGCTTACCGCCGCGTCAGTTTAGAATATTTGCAGGAATATAAAAAAGGGCCCTACGGGGCCCTTAAACTTTGTACTGTTTCATATCCTGATCAACAAGCTCTACAGGAAATCCCCACAAATTTTCAATGTGTTTGATAACATTCTTTGATTGGGGAGACAATTCCCTATTACCTACCTTGTAATACATGAGTGTTAGCTTTCGTGTACCGTAATGATCAACATCGACCACTTCGATTTTAGGCATATAGTTCTCTGTTAGATAATTATCGGCAAGAGATTTTCTTATTTGTTTAAATCCGCGCTCGTCATGAATAGCTTTTACAAGGTAATCACTCTTGTTGTCGTCATTTAGCAAGAATAAACCCATTTTTCTGCACAGGTGCGGGCTAAGGAACTGTCTAATAAAGCTTTCGTCTCTGTAATTTGCTACAGCATCAATACATGCGTCAACCCAATTAACACCCATTAGATCTGGAAAATATTCCTCGTCTTCTGCGGTAGGATTTTCGCAAATGCGGCGAATATCATTGAAGATTTCAAATCCTAAGTAGTAAGGATTCATTCCGTTGTAATACTTACTATCAAAATCTGGTTGATACAGAACATTTGTGTGCAATTGAAGGAATTCAAGCATTGCACCCTCAGATAGTAGACCCTTATCGTAAAGTCTATTCATCATGTAATAGTGTGTGAAGCTTGCCCATCCTTCATTGAGCACCTTTGTGCATCTTTGTGGTTCAAAATACTGTGCAATCTTTCTAACTACGCGAAGAATTTCTCTCTGCCAGTTCTTTAATTTAGGGGATTTCTTTTCTAAGAAGTAAAGAATGTTTTCTTCTGGTTCTTTTAGAAATTTTGTATCCTCAACAGGCTTTGCCTTAGTGGTCGGAATAGTTCTCCACAACTCATTTACCTGCTCTTGCAGATATTTCTTTCGTTCTTCTTGCTTTTCTCTTTCTTTATCGAGACTTAGCTTGGAAGGTCTACGATATCTGTCGACTCCGTGATTCATTAAGGCATGTGCTGCATCTAAAGTCTTTTCAACCTCATCTGCACCATACTTTTCTTCACATTCGGCAATGAAATTCTTAGCAAAGATAAGATAATCAACAATGCTACTAGCATCTGTCCATTGCTTGAACATATAGTTATTCTTAAACACATGATTATGCCCGTATCCAGCGTGAGCCAATACAAGTACCTGTGTTGTTGCTGTATTTTCCTCCATAAGGAAATTAATGCAAGGATTTGTATTTAGGACCATCTCGTACGCTAGGCCACGCTTGCCTTTACGGTACATATCGCTCTCGTATGAGAATTGTTTACCGAAACTCCAGTGTTTATACATAACCGGAAGTCCAACGCTGGCATAAGCATCGAGCATCTGTTCGCTTGTAATAACTTCTAGTTGGTTAGGATAAATATCGAGCTTTAATTCGGGAGCTATTTTATCTAGCTCCTTCATTGTTCTATCCACGAGATTAAAGTCCCATTCGGACCCTTCAAACAAATATTTATTTTGCATCTTTGGGTTTCTTTGTAAATATTTTTCTAAATGTTGGCACAACATTTTCAACTGATCCAATATTCACAATAGACAAATTAGAATATTCTTCAGCCAATGCTTTCATTACGGTTAATACATTTGTTTCGCTACTGCTGCCATATGCTCTATCCTGCAGAACTTCATTATAGACATAATACTGGCATTTAGGTATTAGAAGTTCTAATTCATCTTTCAATGAAGCATTATCGTGATCAAAGTTATCGCCATCTGAAGCTTGAACACAATAAACATTCCATGCATCAAGTGGATATCTCTGCTGAATAATGCTGTTTACTTCCTTTACACCTGTACTAACCATTGTTCCGCCAGTTTCTTTACCGTAGAAGAACTCTTCCTCTGTACATTCAGATGCATCTGTAGTATGCCTAACGAAAACAATCTCAACTTTTTGATATTTTCTAAGTAAGAACAAATAAAGCAATAAGAAAAAGCGTTTAGCTGTCTCTTTTTCCTTTTCTCCCATACTTCCCGATACATCCATGAGGCAAAAAACAACTGCCTGGCAATTAGGTACAGGTGTTTTAGAAAATCTCTTGTATCTAACATCCATTTGATCAATGAATGTTACCGCGGCGCGTCTAGAACGGAGTAAGGCAAGCTCTGCTTCGATAATTAACTTCTCTGCATCGGCGGCAGTAAGTAATTCTTCTTCTTTTGCTTTGATTTTTCGATCAATAGGGAAAGCTAGTGCAATTCTTCTACCCAATGCATTTCTAAAACTGCGTTCTAGATCAAGATTGTTAGGAGAGCCCGATGTTGAGAAGCCGGTTCTCTTTCTTGCGAAGGTAACTGCTGCGGTTTCGCTTTGTTTTACCAGATCGGGTAGTTCTAAATCTTCAAAAAGTATATCTAGATACTCTTCTTTAGAAATAGTAAAGGTAAAATCATCTTCGCCGTCACCACTATCGCTGGCACTTTTACCTCTGCCCGAGCCACCTTCGCCGCGCTTGATTTTATCGCCCGATATGTATTCCTTATTACCAGGTAATACCCTATCCCAGTCTCCTACCTTGCGATTATAATCAAATACAGGTTCAGCAATATCATCCTGAGAAACGGAGATTGATTCTCCGTCTGTAGATGTTATGTTTCGGTTTACACTCTTTTCACGAACCTTTTGTTTAACCCATTCTCTAGTACGGTGTAAGAATCTTTGTCTATTCGAAAGATTCTTACCCTTTGGGTTAACTCTTCTATCAATGATAGTATAGTTGCTCATTAGGTGTTATCCTTATGAGCTCTTCTGGGTTCTCATATACCATTCGACAAGCCTCTTTACTTGTTTTTCGGTATAACCCTTCTCCATCATTCTCTTTACAAATTCGTCGTGCTTCTTTTGATCGTCGGTGCTGCTCTTTGCACTGAAACTAATAATAGGAAGTAGTTCTTCGGTGCTAGCAAACATCTTCTTTTCAATTACTTCGCGTAATTTCTCATAAGATGTCCACTTAACCATATTTCCCTTGTTCTTAGCTGTTGCTCTAATAACAAAGTTGACAACTTCGTTTCTGAAATCCTTAGGATTTGCAATACCGGCAGGCTTTTCAATCTTTTCAAGCTCTTTATTTAGGATATTTCTATCAAACAAGTTGCCTGTATCGGGATCTTTGTAGTCAATCTCCTGAATCCATGCATCTGCATACTCAACATAGCGATTAAACAGGTTCTGACCATAGTCGCTGTAGCTTTCGAGGTATGCCTTTTGGATTTCTGTACCTAATTGCTCAGAATACTTAGGTGCTAGGAATTCTTTGATGAAGTTAATGTACTTTTCTTGCTTATCTTCGCCAAATTGCTCCTGCTTAATAGCTTCTTCAAGTACAAACATTAAATGTACCGGATCTGCAGAAATTTCGTTAGGATCAAAGTTGAATGTCTTTGATAGAATCTTGAATGCAAAACGAGTGCTAATACCGCTCATGCCTTCGTCAACACCTGCTGCGTCTCTATATTCTTGTAAGCTCTTTGCCTTAGGATCACTATCCTTAATGGCTTCGCCGTCGTAAACTCTCATCTTGCTGAAGGCATTTGAGTTCTCATGCTCTGCAAGGCGTGTTAGTACACAGAATTTGGACAAAATATTCAATGTCTCTGTAGCACACGGTGCCTTAGACAGGCTCGAGTTCTCTAACATCTTAGAGTAGATGTTTTGTTCGTCTGTGATACGCAAGCAATACGGAACCTTAACAACATAGACACGGTCGATAAACGCTTCGTTTGTCTTATTGTTCTTGAATGTTTGCCATTCGCTTTCATTACTGTGAGCAAGAACAACACCATTGAACGGAATAGCACTAATGCCTTCGGTTCCTACATAGTTTCCTTCTTGTGTAGCTGTAAGCAACGGGTGAAGCATCTTAATAGGTGCCTTAAACATTTCAACAAACTCAACAACACCCTGATTGCCACGGCACAATGCTCCGGAGAACGAATAACTATCTGGATCGTTCTGGTCAAAGTGTTCCAGCATGCGAATATTTGTCTTACCAACCAAGTTACTAATGTCTTGATTGTTATCATCGCCTGGTTCAGTTTTAATGACACCTAGTTGTTCGAGCTTGCTAGGATATACCTTAACAACCATGAATTTAGTCTTATCTCCGCCATATTCCTTAAGGCGCTTTACGGCCCACGGGCTCATTACATCTGTTAGATAGCGGCGTGGAATATTGTATTCTTTTTCAAGGATAGCACCAAACTCATTCTTACCGAATAGACCTAATGGTGTTTCGAACACAGGACTCATGTGCCCGTCTTTATCGGCAAGCACATAAATTGGGCACTCTTGAATTAATTCTTTCAATCTTTCTGCAAGCGAACTCTTACCGCCACCGACTGGTCCTAGCAAATAAAGGATTTGTTTCTTTTCTTCCAATCCCTGTGCAGAGTGTTTGAAGTATCCAACAATGCGTTCGATTGCTTCTTCCATACCGTAGAAGTCGTTGAACGCTGGATAACGCTTGATGGTTCTGTTATAGAAAATCCGGCTTAGGCGCGGATCTGTGTGGGTATTTACTAATTCGGGTTCGCCAATTGCTGTTAACATCCGCTCTGCTGCTGAAGCATAGCACATATTATCGGTTTTACACAATTCTAAATATTCCTTAACTGTGTAAACTTCTTGGCGAAATGCATTTTGCTCTTCGGTCAATGCTTTAAAAAGATCAGACATTAATTCTCTCCTGCTATGCTCTGGTTGGTTTCAGTCTTCTGTATCTGTACTTATGGATATTTATCAATATCAGACTAAAGTACAGTTAGAATACTTATTACCTAGACTTGTAATATGTCTTAAAAGCGATAGTATTGGTGAAAGAATTTAAGTCAACATCTGTGTGATTTACTGTTCCGGATAGTTTTCCGTCAAGCATTAGTTCGAGAATAGCGACACCGGAACCTGCTGTCGTGGATTGAATTGCGGTCAAGCCATCGACACCGTAGAATTTGTCGGAATAACTTCTACGGACAAGTGTGCCGTCTTTATTTGTTCCAAGAGCATTGGAATAAACAACAATTACATCGTCATCTGTTGTAGGGAATTTAGAAAGAAAGATTTTCTTCATCTTCTCAAAGTCACCGTGTGTTTCATGAACAACGGATCTGACATATTTGTAATGACCTGGATAACGCAATGTCATATAATGAACATTAGGAACATATGCAAGGTCACGGACCAGACTTCCAACACCACCAGAAGTATAGGCTGCTTCATACTCCGATCCGTCAATAACCACCTTGGACAATCCATCTAACGCCTGAATCTCCATTTCCTTACCGTCCTTTCTTACACGGCATGGACGAATGTACTCGTTAACCAACCCATCAACACTCCAGGTTAGGTTATACGACTGTTCAGGATGAGTGAACGGATACGAAACTGTACGGGGCAGAGCACCAACACTTACCAAAAGTGAGTCAGGTATATCTATTCTGCCAACTAGGTTGTAACCAACATAGTTGATGAAGCCTGGTGCCAACCCGCACTTTACAGCGCAGGTTAAACCTGTACCTTCATACAATTTTTGTACACGATCTGCCATTACATCGTCTTCAGTGAAATCGATATAGGCACACTTTGCTTTGACGGCTGCAGACGCCACCTTTTCATTCAAGAAAAAGGGCAACGCATTTATGACATGCGTCACCCCTTGTTCCACCAGCAAGCTGGTTAACTCTGATACATCTCCGTCGGTAAGGTTCATCACATAGTGTGAACCATATACCAACTTTGAAATATTCTCTTCGCTAGAGTCGACAACAAATACTTCATTATCGCTGTACAGTCCACTAGTATCGTTTTCCCTAAGATCGGTTAAAATCTTGTATACTGCTCTACCAATTTGACCTGCACCTAAAACTGCGATTTTTGTTGTCATGTTCACCTCATTAAGTATGTGCTTATTTAGTGAACGCCCTCCTTAGCTCTGGCACGAACCTGGTCGAATGTAGTCTGGTTGCAGAACTTACCGTTGATCCAGCGAGTCTTCAGAAGGTCTACCTCTGTGTTGTACTCAAGCCTCTTGGTAACAAACTTACCATCGGCATCACGCACAAGCATCAAGCGACCTTTCTTACTCTTCTTGGCAGAAGAAGTAATAGGATCCTTGTATACATCAACCCACTGTCCAGCAATCACTGCTGCCGAGCACTTCATCGCAAACTCAAGAGTATCGCGGTTAACTTGCTGGAGCAATGCACCGCCTTGTCCAAATGCAACATTGTCGGCACTGTAACCATTTAGTTCCATTACTGTCAGGATAGCACGAATCATAACATGATCAATACCATCACCCTGGATAATGCGAACATTGTTCAGGACTCGGAAGCCCTTCTCGTTAACGGTATGTCCGTAATATTTGTCAAGGATCTTCAAGCAGTCATTTACAACTTGCACTGGATCGCCACTGTCCGGACGGACAACAACTACCGCACCGCTGTCAATAACTTCTTGCTTCAGCTCTGTTCCCCACTTCTTGCAGGCTTCGTAGATGTCGTAGCTGTCGCTAACAAACGCGACCGGCATGCCGGGTTTGCCGTAAATCTTCAGCATATTGCGATACGCATCCACCTCATGTTCACGGCCCCAGCTTGTAACTGTGCTGTGTTCCATGGCAGGAATACTAAAGCCGCAAACTTCTGCGTCGTAATATTCCATAGCTGCTAGGATACCAGACACGGTGTCTGTGCCCAGGAAGTTTACCAAGTGCGCCATACCACCCAATGCAGCACTTTCCAGGCTCGATACTCCACGAGCGCCAAAGTCGTGCAACTTGAAGTCAATAAGCGAAGGATCGCCATTGCGGTTCAAGAATTCAAGGATGATTTCTTTACTCTTGTAGCTGTTGCTGGCAACCGTAGTAGGATACCAGATTGCACGAAGCAATGCAGTTTCCAAGAAGCTTGTAAGCCAGAAGCACTTGGGGTCGGTATTCACAATCGACACCAGCACATTCTTTAAATACATTACCGAGCCTTCATCCACCGACTTGATTTCAACAGGCAGTATACCACCATGTTCTTTCACGATGTAATCCCAACCTTCGCGGTTAAAG